TATCTGTATACTTGGTTTTATTTTGTTTTGGGAGGTAATTGATTATATACTTGGTTTGTGTACACAGAAATACCTAGAGTTTTCTAGGCTCTAGGTATTCTTATTTATCTTTTGTGTTGGGAGAGGGATACTAGATCTTCTGGGTTCTGAAGTATATCCTGTAGGTATGGATTTATCTCTTGGATGTTATACTGGGCTTGGAACCTAGAGATGGTACCCTTTAGTTCATCTATTAGAGTATCATAGAGGTTATTGTATATTATCTCTTTGATTTTGGTTTGGACTTCTTTGTTTTGTTCTAAGGATATTTGTCGGGTGGTTGAGACTTGGATCTCTATTGGTTTCTCTAGGTCTGGTACCGTTGGTATGTTACCCATATAGTCTAGTCCAGAGATGAGTTCTAATATTTCTTCATTGGACATAGATAATATATAGTTGGGCTCTTTGTATACTTTGCAGGTTAGTATTTGATTACCATTCTGACTGATTGTGATTCTTGATGAAGGATTTGTTGTTTTCATTGTTTTAGTTATTTTTTAATTGTTCGAGTAGGTTTGATATCTCAAGTTGATGAAGGATTTCTGTTTCCTTGTGATTGGATTCCCATCTCTTGATGGCATTGTAATAACAGGTATATTGGGTTATCATCTCTTCCGCTTGGTCTTTGTCTTGAATAAAGGATTTTAGGTGTTTTTTGAGATCAATTACGATTATATCTTGGTGTTCTGGAGTTAATTGAAGGATTCCGAATAGGATAGCCTCTACCTGAGAAGGAGAATAATCATAGTATTGGTCATCAGCACCTTTGGTTAAATCCATGCGAATAAGATTTTCTCTCAAGTTTTTGAATAAGTCATACTCTGAAGCATAGGTAATAATATTACCAAGGAACTCGTCAAAGGGTTCGTCTTCTATCTCGATTTCGTAAATCTCGATGTAATCGGTAGTGTCATTAATAATGGGTTCACCAGCATAGTCATAAGTATAAATGGTATAGGGATTAAGAAGTAATTTCTTAATGTCTTGAATATTTTCTAATGTTTTCATAAGTCTAAAATTTTAAATAGTTATTAATTAAATTTTACTCTGCAAATATAAGCACTTTAAATTATATATGCAAATCATGGTTATCCTGGCTGAGGAATGGGTATGATATCTGTTATGATGACTTTTTCTGAGGTAAGATTCCAATAGTTCTGGATTTCCTTCAGGGCATTAATCATATGTAGATGTTCTGGTATCAGTTCCTCCCCAGGATATCTGAGGTAATCTCTTATTTGTTCTGTTCGATAATTGATGGTAAAGGCTTGAGTATCCTTTAGTATTTCACGTACATGCGTTTGTCCGATATTATTTACCTGTATATTATCGAATATTTGATATGAAATTAGAAATCTACCTTGGGTTAGCATATATCTCCATTATTTGTTCATATTTATCCGTGCTGGTAAAAGTATCAAGGAAATAGTTATATTCCTTCTCATTAGTATGGAATGGATGCTTGTGCAATTCATATTTGCAATAATGTTCCCATGGGTTACCTGGTATGAAGGTATCTAAGTTAGATCTTGAGGAATTAAGGAATAGGACTAAGATAAGCCCTAGTCCTATGTAATATAATGCTGTTCTCATAATTCGTTACAGATTAGTTTTATGTCAGTTAATTGATTCATGTATTCCTCTTCTGAGGATATATCCAGGGATTTACAGGCTATGTAGTGACCGTACATTGATATACCTGATTCATAGCCTTGGTCATCGTTTAGGAAGTTAGCTAAGCCTTTCCTATTGATTTCGATTACAGGATAGGGAGGTTCTCCATTGGTTGCTTCCTTATCGAAAGTAGCAAAGTCATAAGTATCTGTATCATCGGTCATAGTAGAGAATATTTCGATTAGCCAGTTAAAGTCCTCTAGAGGTACGTTGTCTAGCCATTCCCATCCGATTGGATATTCGTTTACTGTTATGATTGGTTCCATAGCATTAGAATTCTAAGTTAAACAATTGAATGGTAAGCATACTTGGGAATTTCCCTCCTTCGTAATGAATATTAGAAGTATTGGAATAGTTGTGGAAATCACCCTTTAGTGATATCTTGAGAATATCCAATAGCAATGGATATAACTTGTACTGGTTAGCATCTAGCCATTCGTTATATTCCTGGATATCCGATTCTGAAGTAAAAGTAACAGAGAGTTGGATAAAGGGTTTATCCAAAGAATCCGGGTTATGGATATTTGTCTTAAGCCAAACCTTGGAAAGCATGTGGGATTCCTTTTGCATTAGGTTGACTGAACCAGTATTTTGCCATTGTTCGTATTGGTAAATTGTGATACCGGTTTTAAGGGCTGTTGTAATGTTGTTCAAGTTCATGACTGCCTAAATTTTAAATAGTTATTAATTTCTTTTTCTGATGCAAATTTAATACTTTATTTTTAAATATGCAATATCCCTGATTACTTAGCTGAGGCTTCTATTAGGTATCTGATAGAGCCTTTTCTGGATAAGGAAAAGGCCATTAATGGATTTTACATATTTCGCATCTTTACGGAAGGCATCTGGATTCTTTTTCTTAAACTGATGCCACCAATCATCATATTCATCAAGGGTTTTAAATACCTTGTTCAAATCCTTAGTTGGACCTGTTAACTGAATGGTCTTAGGCCATACTTTAACATCTATTCTCTTACCTTCATCGAAATATATACGAGATGGTATAATTACTTCATCTGGACCTGGGTATGGAGTTGTGCTCATAATTTCGTTATTGTAAAAGTTATGTAATTGTCTTTAGTTATCACAAATGTAATGATAGCATTACCTTGTATTGAAATAGATAGAGATTCAGGAGTATCTGCTAATATGTAGTAACTTAAGAAGTTAGCTCTAAGCAAATTAGTAAGTACTTCCCTTAGTCTGAACAAGGTACAATTATCAGGATTACCATAGATTACTGATTGAAGATATTGGTCCTGATGATTAAGATGGTACCATCTTAATCTAGCCAAGTTTAGTTTCTCGGCTAGATCAAATTGTACGATATTTAAAAGTCTTCTTATGGGTGTCATACTGTAAATGTGATTTGCATTATGTTTGAAGATATTCCATTGATAGATTTGATATTAGCTTCTCCATCAGTAAAGTTCATGGCAAAGTTTACCAGAGCATCTGCAGCACCATTAGAAGTATCGGGAGTTTGAAATAAGAAAGAGTATATTGCAAATCCGTCCTGTTTAGATATCATTGCAGATAATGCTAAGCATTGGTTTTCAACGTAGGCATTAACTAATAGATTCATTAAATTGTTGCTGTAATCTAGGATTTCCTCTAAGTCTAAGGAAAATAATTCTTGGATTTGAAGACCTAGGTTAGTAACTAACTTGTCTAGAGGTTGTGTGGTTTGGAAGGTTTCATTATTTTTCATAAGTCTAAAATTTTAAATAGTTATTAATTTCTTTTTCTGATGCAAATTTAATACTTTATTTTTAAATATGCAATATCCCTGATTACTTAGCTGAGGATATGTGTAAACGCTAAGAAAGGCAGATAGTAGTCTGCCTTTCGAATTTATACTCTGTATCGGATTAAATTCCATTTATCGTTTACTAGCCTGAATATCCAGAGATAATGGTTAGTGAACTCTAATAGAGTACTGTATTCAGAGGTTTCAAATACCAAGAGATCTGAGTTCTTTTCTAGAATATTGAAATGGATGGTTTTATTAGTACCCTTTCGAAGGATTTCTCTGAGATCATTCTTTAGAGTATCATCCGAAATGAACATATTATATTGTTCTCCCATATAATCCAGATATTTATCCCTGATATCTGGATATATTCTAGACTGGCTTACGTTAAATTGTTTCGTTTTCATCTTGATTTTCTTGATTTATGTTACGTTCTATGATATTTTGAATACATATTCTTCGGCCCTCTTCTTCTGTCTGGTCCAAGATATAGGTAAGAGAATGATTAAGGAATAACATATCTGTATCGTAATTCCTCTTGAATACCAGCAATTCAAATTCCTTTAACCAATTATGTTGCATCAATTCCAGTATCTCCTCTAAACCAACATGGTCCGTATCCATATATTCTTGGCATTTATACCAGATATCTGTAAAGACTCCAGTAATATATTCTGGTATCTTAAATCTGTCAGATACTTCATGAGCTGGAACTAAATCCTTAGCAGCTTGGTATTTTTCTTTGGTTATTACCATGTCTGATTCCCCTGATAGCTTTCTACTGGTGTTAACTATGAGTGGTACCTTGTAGTATAATAGGTAAGGTTCTTTGTCATATACCCAATATCTGTTTTTGTATTCCTGATAGATTAGTACATAAGGCTTATCTGAATACATGCCAAATAGTCTCATATAAGCCGATAGGTAATTCTCTAGGTCTTTAGCACATTGTATATTCTGATTGAATACTACCTTAGTATCTTCTAGGTAGATTAGATTCAGGGAATAACTTAACTCTGGTTCCCGTTTACGAAATCTGTTGAATAGGTTTTTGATGTTCATAATGTCTAATATGTAAAATTAATGAATACTGTTCTGGTTCCTTTGAAGAAAGCTTCATGATTGTAGTCTTCGTATTTATGACAATCATAAGTTTTAGAAGACCTATCATAATGATCTCTTACCCATACTGGACTGGATTCAGAATCTTTTAATCTGAATAGTGTACCTGGTTTAAGCTGTTTTAATGTGGTTTTATCCATAATCTTATAATTTATTATGCTGCAAATTTAAGAATAATAAATTAATTATGCAATAAACCTCGATTACCTGTTGAGGAATTGTTCGGCTATTGATGTAGGCTCTTTTTCTTCATATTGCTCTTCATCTAAATAGATATCCATTTCTGGGTCTGGATCCTCGGGATCTATGTTAGCCTCTATCTCTCTTCTCAATTCATGATGTTCTCTTGAAGAGAGTTCCATAGCTCCCTTATAATCATCA